TATGTCTCTGATACTGTCGGAAACGTAATATCATATACTACATTTTATAAGACTCAGCAAATTTATGATTATCTATCATACTATAGAACAACGAGTGCTGGTCTGTCTGCTGGAGATTTAAATTCTTACATTTCAACATTGGATATTGGTTCTAAAAATATTATTTTGTTTGATTCTGCTTCTCCAGTGTTTAGTTATGATGGATCAACGTTTACTTTAAATAGTTTAAATCTGTCTGGTGCTGCAATTAAAACTACTGGTACAATAAGCTTGTCTGGCAATAGTGCAATTTCTGACATTACTTTAACTACGGATGTATTGGATCAAACTCCAGCGGATTTAACAAACGTTAATATCAATGGTACGTTAGCTTACAATACCAATTCACCAGCTACAATTACATACACAGATACAACAGTATCTACTGTAGTTAACAATGGAACAGGAACTGTTTTAATTCAAAGAATTAATTCTAGCATTAATAATGCAACTGACCCAGAGATTGATGATTATGCACCGACAATTATAAACATAACACCAAACGGGGGTAGTGTTGCAATTTATAATAATCTAGGAATAAGACAGTATTTCATTCAATCAAATTCTACTGTAGTTCTTCCTTATGATGCTACCGGAACTTGGTCGTATAAAGTTTCAAAATACGGTTTTGATTTAATAAATCAACCATTTACTATAAATTCATCTACTGGTGCAACAATTAATATTGTTCCGAATTATATTCCGGATAACTTTATTGATGCACTTGAAGCTAATGTAGCAAATTATACAGATTTAAATAATGCAAATCAAATACATGATTATTTGATGTATTTTCAAACTTTATCAACAGGTATTGATTTTGGTGATTTGGAATCCGAATCATTTGGAACTATTACGTTTACTAATGGTCTTGCATTGAGTGCAAATGCTTCTTCTATGGTATCCTTGTCTGGTAACACTACAATATTAAATTCAACTTATTTGACTGATGATATCACATTAGTTTCAACAAACGGAAATATCACACAACACAATGGAAATACAATTTCTGATGGTATTAAATTGAGAGCACAAAACTTAGATAGTGAACTCTACTTCGACACAGTTGATGCTATAACATTTTATCCAACAGCATCAGATAGAGATAATAACATTAATGGAAATATTACATTAAATAGTGCTACAGTATACAGATTTAAATATGGATCTACCGTAAGTGGTGTAACATTTACCAATAATATCTATGCAAAAATTACGTCTGGTGTCACTACTTTATTAATTACAGTTCCAATTGTTATTGGAACTAATACAATTGATTTGGGTATTGCCGGAAATTTACAATCACTAGCTACTAAGTTAAGGATCATTAATCAAGGTGTACAGAAATCAAGTATATTGGTTCCACACACAACAAATATATAAGTATTATTATGCCATATCCAAAACAACCTGTCTTACCAAATTCTTTTCATGGTAGCACTACTTTTAATTCACAAATTAAAAGTTACGATCACCTTGCACAAAGAGTTAGAAGAAGTCTAGGAGAGCCTTTAATTCAATTAGAAATAAGCAGTGAGCAAATGTATGAGATGATTGATATTGCTCTAGAATACTTTACAAAATTTTCTGGTGTTGAAGAAGAATATTTGATTTTTAGATCTGATCTTTATAAAAAGGGAGTGGGTCTGCATATAGGAGAATTGATGAACATTTCTCCAGATATGTATAATTCTAATACATCAAATCCTTCGTTAAGTGCATCATTCGATTATGATTTAGATGATTATAGAAGAGTTGTTGATGTTTTTTCGTTTGCAGAAGGAAATAACACAGGAGTTAATACCCTTTTTACAATAGAAAACACAATTGCACAACAAGCATATTTTGGTCATTTATTAGGAAATGTTGGATATGATTTAGTTACATTTAATGCACTAAAAACATGGATAGACACAAGAGAAAAGGTATTAGCAATGACTCCTTATCTTAGATTCGATCCAGACTCTCAAATTCTTAAAATAATTCCAGAACCATCACAACAAAGTGGTACTCCTTATTTTGGTTTAGTTGGATGTAAATTACAAAAACCAATAAAATATTTAGTAGGTCAACTTTGGGTATATAGATACACTTTAGCACTTACAAAAATAGCAATTGCACATACAAGAGGAAAATATGCAGGAACTAATCTATTCGGTGGTCAAACATTGAATCATAGTGATCTTATGTCTCAAGGAATAACCGAAAAAGCTGCCTTAGAAGATGAAATAACCAAAGATACTATAGACAGAGATCCTATTAAATTTTTCATTGGTATTTTTATTGGTCTTTTATCAATAGGAAGTATGATTTTAGGATATAATTGATAATAATCCTATTAGTTTTTTTATTGTAGTTGTAAGTATTATAATGGAAAAAATAATAATAAAAGATTATAGTATTTTAAAATCTATAAAAAAAGTAGCTATAAAAAATAATCTATCATATGGTAGGATTAGAAATATTTTAAAAAATAACAATGTTTCTATGGTTTGGAAAAATACCAAAAATATAGAAAATATTACAAAAGCTATTGAAGAATATAAACAAGGGACATCTTTAAATCAACTCAATAAAAAATATGGATTTGATCATAACGTTTTTAAAAAAATTCTATCTAAAAACGGAATAGAATATATAAACAGAGCAAAAAATCCTATTGAAGGAGAAGTAATCACTATAAAAGAAAATTTAAATGATATTTTATCTTATTACAATAAAACAAATAATATCAGAAAGACATCAATTTTTTTTGGAGTGAAAGAGTGTAATCTATATAGGTATTTGAAAAGTGAAAATCTTCTAATAAGAAAAAACGAAAAAATATCTACAGAAAAAGAACAACAGATAAAGGATGAAATTTATAATCTATATGTAAATGGTAATTTAAACACATCTGATATAGGAAAAAAATATAATATAACACGTTACAATATCAAAAAAATTCTAATATCTAATTTTGGTAATGAGGTAATAAAACCAAAATCAGAAATAATTAGGAATATGAATTTATCAGAAGGATTTCAAGAAAATGCTTTAAAGAAAAATTATAGAAACAAAAACTACATATTACCTTCTGGTAGGACGATTCAGGTAATGGGATATGAAGATCATTTTCTTGATTTTGTTTTTGGGAATAATATTCTGAAAGAAGAGGATTTTTCATTTGATAGAGGATTTAGAATTAAAATTTCTGATAAAGGAAAACATATTCATTACTATCCTGATTTTCATATACCAAAGTTTAACATGATTATAGAGATAAAATCTAAATACACATACGAAAATCAAAAAAAATTAAATGATTTAAAAATAAAAAGAAGTAAGTCTAAAGGATATATAACTATTCTTATAGTAGATAAACACTACGAGGAGTTTTTGAAAATAATCAATGAAACTTCCTCTTAAAAAGAAAAATCCTAAATATGTGCAAGGAATATTCACCGCACATAATAAACAAAAGTATAGAGGCAAATTTCCTATTGTATATCGTAGTAGCCTAGAGCTTAAAGTGTTTCGTTGGTTTGATAATAATCCTAACGTTATTACATGGGGATCGGAAAGTGTAGTAGTTCCTTATCAATCTCCTTTAGATGGAAGGGTGCACAGATATTTTGTTGATTTAGTAGCCGCATTAAAAGAATCCAATGGAAATATTAAAAAACTCTTAATAGAAATTAAACCACACAAACAAACACTTCGTCCAGAAGCTACTAAAAATAAAAAAGTTAAAACAATGATATATGAACAGACTCAATTTGCACTTAATCAAGCCAAGTGGCAAGCTGCTGAAGCATGGAGCAAATCTAAAGGATATCAATTTATTATTTTAACAGAAAAACATATAAATAGTTGAATCTTTGCTTTCTATTGTAAATAATAATAACAAAAGGATAATTATATCTATAAATATTTAAACAATTATGTCCAATAATGCCTATAATCTCTTAATAGAGGAACCAACATACGAAGTTCAATATCTAATCGAAGAAAAAAATAGAAACACACCTTCTATTTTACACATTCAAGGACCGTTTTTAATGGCTAATGAAGCCAATAAAAATAAAAGAGTATACCCATTAGAAGAAATGGTTAAAGAAGTTGGAAGATATACATCTGAAATGATTGATACAAAAAGAGCTACTGGAGAATTAAATCATCCATCTAGTCCTGATATCAATTTAGAAAGAGTTTGTCATGTTGTTACAGAATTAAAACAAAATGGTAATATTTTTGAAGGAAAATCAAAAGTACTTTCAACACCTATGGGACAAATTGTTCGTTCTCTTATAATGGATGGTGTTAAGCTTGGTGTATCTAGCCGTGCATTAGGTAGATTGCAAGAAGATGGAAGAGGAGTCAATCGTGTTTCTGATTTTAGATTAGTAGCAGTAGATGTTGTTGCTGATCCTTCGGTTCCTTCTGCATTTGTTAATGGTATTTTAGAATCTAAACAATGGATTTTAAATGAAGATGGAAAATTTGCTCCTACTTATGAAAGATTTGAAAATGCAATTTCAA